TATTACTGATATAATAAATCAAAATATAAAAAATGAAGTTGGAAGAATTAAAAATTATTGTAATATTATAGGAAGTATTAATGAAGAAACATTCAAGATTAGGCTGGCAGAAAATATTACAGAAGAAATGAATATCTATAAAGAAATTGAAAAATGTATATATTATTAAATGGGTAGAATGAAAGCTTCGTCCTTATAAATCCCTTTAGCACGTTTTATGCGGAGCGAAAATGCACAAACCACCCCAATCCTACGCTTCGCTCAGGGTACCACTTATAGTTTTAGTCTAGTGCAAAACAATTTCAAAAGTGTCTTGACACATTTTCAATCCTCTTCCATATATATTATACGCATGTATGCTAGTGCAGATACAGAAGAATAGATTAGAGACACTTTCCTGCGTCTCCAGAGGGCTTCGCTAGCGCTCAGCACGACTTCGGAAAGTTCAGCTTATAGCTTTTATTACTAGCTAAGAGAGAGAAAGACGTACTTGATAGCGGTTAAGGTACACCTGATCCCGATGGTTAAGGAGAAGATATATACAATTGTATCTTTAGTAGATACTTCGGAGATTCATGGAATACGTGCGCACTCCCGCTGAAAGGCGGAAGTATAAAGAGTTCTTAGATAAAACAGGGAAGGAGGAGCTAGCGGCAGAGCTTTACCTGCAATGGAAAGCTCTCACCGATTTATATTTCCTGGGTGCCGTCATTCTAGGAATGGACAAGATGGAGGATGGGGGAAGACCACGCCTTGATCCAGTCTTGCACGGATGGCTTTCAGGTATAATGGAGAGGAATGACGACACCCTTATTCTGATCCCCCGCGGACACATGAAATCAGCCTGGACAAAGGTGAAGATCATCCAGCTGATCCTTCAGAATCCAAATATCCGCATAGGGTTGTTTTCACGGACTTCCAGTTTGGTGGAATCCCAGCTAGGGGAGATCAAGCAACTTTTCTGCACCCCTATGCTCATGCGGCTATTCCCCGACCGAATCCCGGAACCTGGCAAGCGGTTTGCCAACTGGAAGCGGTCAGTCGCCAATGAGCTTACCGTGTACCGATCAGGCGAATGGGGCAGGATTCCCCAGGAGAACCAGGTTGAAGCCTGGGGCGTCGGGGCTACCATTGTCGGGCGGCATTACGATGTCATCATCATGGATGACATCATCAACGAACAGTCATGTTCGACCCCTGAGCAGATAAAGAAGGTCCGGGACTGGTATTCCTATATCCAGTCGATTAAGGACCCTGAAGGTTTCGAGCTTATGATAGGCACTCGCTATCATTTCTCGGACATCTACGGAACGGTGATAAAAGAAGGCTGGTACAGGGACAGGGTATTTATTCGCCGGGCTGTGGAGGATGGAAAGCCAATCTATCGGTTCTTCACGCTCTCGATGCTTGCCAAGATCAAGCAACGTCAGGGAGCGTACGAATATTCCTGCCAGTACGATAACAACCCGGTCCCGAGGGATGACCAGATATTCCCTCCCCCGCAGCCGACATATTCCGAGCTTCCCCCGGGAGCGTATGCCTATTACATGACCGTGGACCCTGCGGCGACAGCAGAGCGCTATTCAGATGACACAGGCGTTATCATCGGGGCTGTCAATTCAGAAGGCTTTCTGTATGTGATCGAGGCTAAGAAGATTCACTTAAAGCCTGACAAGATGGTGGATGAGCTAATACGGCTCATAGTGCAGTACCGCCTCAAGACCGTGGGAATCGAGTTAGGGCTACAGGCAGGGATTCAATACCTTCTTGATATAAAGAAGCGGGAATACGAGGAGATCACTGGAAAACCCTTGCGGTTCAAGCTCGAACAAATAGACGCCCCGCGCTCGATGTCTAAGGAAGACAAGATCAACCGAGTCCTTGGCGGCGTCGTCCGCGCTGGCAGGGTGTTCATCCAAGAATCCTTGGCCGACTTACTCCTCCAAATGGAATTCTTCCCTAAAGGGGAACATGACGATCTCGTGGATGCGCTCACGATGATGGTCCAGATCATTACAGAGTTCACAGCCGGAGGTTCCGGCGATGCTCTGAGGCAGGCGGCTTATAGGCCTGATTCACTGTTTGGGATGTTCAAGAAACGGCTTCGTTCGTCATGGGAGGCGAAATTTGTTGCGTAGCGGAGGGCAAGTAGCTCAAGCCTCATACTCAAGCCTCCCGGAGAACTATCTTGAAAGGCTTATCGCGATGGAGGAAAGGATAAAGAAAGCGCCTAAATATGTCTCTGGATCACGCAGGACCGACGGCACCGCCATGCAGGATTTTCGTACCGGAGCATACGGGGTGCGTAAGTGATCACCTACGACTTCAAGTGCAAGGTGTGCGATGTCGTGCATACCATTTTCGAAAGCCCAGAGAAGATTCACGATACTGAACATTTTTGCCCCGACTGCAAGGCGAAAATGCGTCGAGTCTACTCCTCCCCCACGATCAAGGTTGCATTCAGAGCGGGACACGATCCCTACACCGGGATGGATTTCGATAGTCAACGACAGCGCGAAAACTACATGGCCGAGAACGGCATCATAAAAGGGGAATGAGTGACTTTTTCCGAATTGAAAGATGCCGTCGATGCCGCCTATGGAAGCCCTGAACACGAGGAACGGCGCAAGAAGTGGCAGCGCTTCATCAAGGAGTTCACCGGGAAGTGGTGGAACGAAAATGAACTCACCCCCGAAGACTCGCGCGTCTTCTGCAACTTCATTTTCTCCACGATCCAGACCACCGCCCCCTTGCTCACCGACAATAGGCCGATCTGGACGGTGCTTCCCCGGCGCTATTTCTTCCAGCGGGTGGCAGACCTCTACAACGATGCCCTCAAATTCGTGTGGGAAATGACGAGGATGGATGAAAAGCTCCTCGATGCCGTCTATGACTCGCTTATTCACGGAACGGCCATCTTCAAGGTCTATTTTGATCCCGATGCCGCGAATGGCTTAGGTGATATCGCCATCGATATTGTCGATCCCTTCGATTTCGTCATCGCTCCCGGTTACGATGATCCCTGGAACGCCTCATGGTGCGGCATGCGCAAGCTCATGCCTGTCGAGGACGTGAAACGGCTCTATCCCAAGGCTGAGAAGAACATTACCCAGGAAGAGTATGCCACCGAGCATGACCAGAAGCAGGACCGCCTGGCTGAGCATGACCTGATCGGGGATTACATCCTTGTCTATGAAATATGGCTTAAAGACAACGAAACGATTGAAGCCATTGAAGAGCAGTACGCGGGGAAGAACGCTGACGGTGTGGACGTGTCAGAGAAAAAGAAGGTTCGCAAAGCCAAGTACCCCAACGGCAGAATACTCACCTTCACAGGCGGGAATGCGATCCTCCTCGATGACCGCCCCTCCCCCTTTAATCATGGAAGGCCGCCCTATGTCGCGCTTCACAACTACAAAGTGCCGCATCAATTCTGGGGGATAGGGGAGCCTGACCAGATAGAGAATTTAAACCGGGAATTCAATGTCCGCTTACAGCAGATAGTCGAGCATGCCAGGAAGTACACAAAGCGGAATATTGTCGTTGACGAATCGGCAGGAATCACTACCGAGCAGATAAAGGACGCGATCCAGAAAGGGGATCAGGTCCTAATGTCCAAGGCAGGATTCGCCAAGGATGTGGTGGCGACCCTCGATGTCCCGGACCTGCCTTCTGTCATTACGCAGATCATGTCCACGATTCCCCAGCTTATCGAGGAAGTATCGGGTGTCACCGATGTTACGAAAGGGGTGACTGGAAAGCGCCAGCGCCAGACAGCTACCGAGATGTCGATGCTCCTTGAATCCTCCTACACCCGGACGCGCCAGCGGGTACGAAACTTGGAATCCTCGATTAAGCGCCTGGCGACACTCATCGTGGAACTCATGATGCAGTTTTACACCGAGCCTCGGAGCTTCTATATCCGCAAGGATGAGGAAGTGCAGTACGGCGTGATTTCGAATCAGAAGGATTTCCTTGCAGAAGCCTTAAAGCCTCAAACGCCTTCCGGCCTCATGGATGATGACCTATCCGAGGAAGAGAAAGAGGACATCGAGGACTACGAACAGCTCATCGACGCCATCGCGGAAACGGATGAAGTCTACTTCGACTTCAATATTGAGATTCAGACCAATTCAACGCTCCCCCTCGACCGTCAGTCCTTAGCGAACCTCATGCTCAGGCTCGCGGAAATGAAGATCGTCGATGCCCAGGCAGTCCTTGAAACCCTTCGCGTCCCGGGAACCGACAAGATTCTCGCTCGCTTAGCCGAGCAACGGCAGAAGGAAGAAGAGATGGCGAAGGCTCAAAATCAAGGAGGCGGCAATCCGCAAGAAACCCAGGACAAGGCGATGGTTCAGAGCCTTTTAAGCGATCTATCAGACCAGCAAGTGAAGGAGGAAGCGGGTGCCTATTAACCCGATAATGCCCGGCCCAGCGCAGAAGAATGTGAGCGAGGCGATGGATGAAAACCTGTCAATCATGAATCCCCAGGATGCCTTTCTCATGGCCGAGAAAGGGATGCTCAGACCGGATATGACGATCCGGGAACTGTTTTCAAGCCTCGGCGTTGATGTAGAGGGTCCTGTCGCCCAGCTTGCCGATATGGTCCAGCGGGAAACCCAGAAGGCGAATCCCTTGAACAAGATGAAAGCAGTCGCGGGAGCAGGCCTTATGACCGATCCCGTGGCGGCGAAAATGGGGGGCGGCAACGCTCCTGCGCAATCGGGCGGTTCGCTCGAAGATTTGATTGGAATGGGAGGCATGTGAGCTTATGGAAACTCGTACCTATTTCAGCCCCGATGGCGTGGGCGGTGGAAGCCCCGGCGAAGTTGCCGATACGGTTCCCAGCGATCCCATTCCCGGACAAGCTGAAAACACCCCTGCCCCGGCAGGACAAGTAGAGCAAGGTACATTCCTCGACCTTGATGACGAGAAAGGCGTAAGGAAGTCTTACCGGACGAAAGAGGAGTTCCTAAAAGACTGGAAGAACATGGGCATGATGCGCTCGGACTACACCCGGAAAACTGCGGAAATCGCGAAGCTTCGGGAGGAACACGAGAGGGCGAAAACCGAATGGGATTCTAAGCGACAGGAAGAATCCTCCAAGTACGAGAAGTACAACCAGTTCTTGCGCAACAACCCGGACATCTACCGCCAGCTTCAGGAGGCCGTGAAATCAGGTCCCTCGACGCGCGGCGTATTGGATGGCGCACGGCAGTATGCGGATGAAAAGTACGCCGAACTTGAGAAGAAGCTTTCCGACATGGAGGGCTGGAAGAAAGGCAGGGAGCAGGAGGAAGCGAAGCGAAAGCTCTACGATTCCTTCAAATCCCGCTATGAGGATTTCGATGAAGCCTCTATCGAGGATTCCTTGAAAGTCCTCTCAGAAGGCGATTCGGAAGCCATTCTCGATCTTCTCTACCACTCCATCAAAGGCCGCGCTTCCGTGAGTCCCCTTGAGGTGGAAAAACGCATCGTTGACCGGATACAGGCGAAAGGCGCAGCCCGGGTCCTTCCTGGCAACGGTCCCGTACCGAAAGCCCCAGGCTCCTACAAGAGCATGGATGAGGCTGAGCAGGCCGCGCTTGCTGGCTTGCATTAACAACAAACAAAGGAGAGCTAGCCGATGGCTCTAGAGATTTCCCAGGCGAATGCGGTGAGCCGCCAGTATTTCGAGAAGGCGCTTCTCAACATCGCCTATGACAATTCCCCCTTCTACAAGAAGCTGAAGAAGGGGAATCAGGTGAAAGTGAAGGGCGGTACCCATATCCAGTGGCCCATCCGCTACACGGCCATGTCCGGCAACGGCGCGGTAAAGGGTGTCGATCCCGCCGCTCCCGTGACCTACGGCGTGGGCGACTCAAGGACCGCCGCGAAGTCTTCGTGGAAGTACTACTTCGGTTCCACGCAGATCAACTGGCAGGAGCGCGTCGAGAACGTGGGCGAAGCGCAGATCGTGTCCCTCCTCAAGGACAAGTACGTGGAGCTTCAGGAGGACTACGAGGACAAGATGGCGAAGGACCTCTACTCGACGGCGGCCTACGATGAATCCTGCCTCGATATGATCTCCCCCCTCACCTTTCTCGTCTCCGGGCAAAAGTACGCGGGGATCGATCCCGGCGACGCTCCCAACTGGAAGTCGAAAGTCTATGCGGGAACCGACTGGACCGTCCTCGACCTGTATACCGACGATGCCACAAAGGGCAAGAAGTCGCTCTACAAGGCAATCGTCGCGTCCACCTTCGGAGGCAAGAAGCCCAAGTTCATCCTCACGACCGAGGATGTTCTTGCGACGCTCAAGGAAAAGATCTGGCTCGCCACGAAATATGAAGGAACCTCGGACAAGGAAACCGCCGACATGGGCTTCACCAACGTGACCTTCGAAGGCACGACCATCCTTGCCGATCCCTTCTGTCCCTCGGGCTACCTCTTCGGCCTGGACATGAACGCCTTCGAGTTCCAGATTCACCCGGATTTTAACTTCAAGACCGTTGATTGGGAGCCTTTGGAAAACTACCCCAACAACCTAGTCAAGAAAATGTCCTTCTCCGGGAACACCGTCATGAAGTACAGGCACACGTCCTTTGTATTCAACGGACTCACCGGGATTGAGAAGGCAGCGTAACGAAATGACTGGACTCGTCCGCAATGGCTCATCTCCCTGGTTTGCGCTTCTCTACGGCGCGGACGGGTCCGTTTTTGTAACCGCGAAGGCGCAGGAGTACATCCCTTCCTGCACGCTCATGAAAATCACCTTCGCGCCATCAGGCTTTGTCGCTCATCCTTTCGAATCGAAGGCGGATGAATTCTATGTAGGCTGGAATCCTACTGCCATGAGCAAGAATGTAGAGCGCACCATCCAGATAGGCGGCGTTATAGGACCCATCCTTTCTATTAGAAGGCAAAACACTTGGCTTTATGAAGTATCCGGGACAGTTGGGGACATTGAGGCACCGATACGCCCCGCCAACGCCTTCGGCTACGCCCTTAGCCTTGATAAAGCGATGCTCTTCCCGGTCATAGTCAGAGGGAAGGTGAGCGCATGATCCTCTCAAACATGATTGAGAAGTCCAGGCGGCTTTCCCGGACCGGGACTAATGTTCCCAATGAAGTGATCACTGACTGGCTTAACGAAGCCATGCGCCAATTCGTCATTGATGCAGGTGGGATAACGGAAGTCTTGGACGTGCCGTTTACAGGTAACCAGATCGTAGCGCCGCAAGGCTTCTTTACGCTCCACCACCTTTTTATCGCACGCACTGAGCTTAAAAAAGGGTCTTTGACGATGCTTTCTGAATCGGACATTGAAGGGACCCCGGAACTGTACTTCGTATCAGGAGGGAAAATCCTTTTTAATAGAAAGGCCTCTGTCCCAGGGCTTACCGCGAAGCTTATATATGACCGCTTCCCCACGGATTTGGTCCTCGATACCGACGCACCTGAATTGCCAGAAAAAGCACACCTTGCCTTAGTCTACCTAGCCGCTTCGAAGCTGTCCGAGGAGAACTTTGAATACGATGAGGCATCGAGGAACCTTGCCAATTACCGCAATGAAATTCAGCGGTACAACATCGACCAGGCGAACGCCAATCCTTCAATCTTCGGACGCTGACATGCCTAAGACTATAAAGACCTTCCAGGACTTTTCAGGCGGATTCCACACCGATACGCCCTCCTCCTTCATGGCTGATTCCGACCTTCTTTTAGCTGAGAACTGCTACTGGCATGACGGCCTTACCATGCGGGAAGGGTATTCGTTACAACACCAATTTGAGAATCACACAATCCTGGGCTTCCTGCGCTCTGCCATAACAGGGACGGTACTGGATTATGTCGTCACCCGGGATTCTAATTCCCAGGCATGGCTTCAGATCGAGAACGGCGGAAGCTATGACACCCTTCCCTTAATGCTCATATCTCCGGAAGAAACCAAAGTGAGGATGCTCGACTACTCAGGGGCAATCGTTATCGTGGGGACTTCAGGGCATTCCAAGGCATCAGTTATCCAATTTCTGGACAATTCCTATTCTGAATCCTCCCTTGATGCCCTCGATGTCCGAACGCGGGAATACTATGACTGGAACGCAGGAAGAGCATCCTTCGGCACCTATACAGACGCAACCATTCCTGCGCAGTCAGGCGAACCCTGGATACTGGCTCCTTCATCGGGGGAAGGCTTTTATATTGCCTCCGATTTAGTGTTCAACCGCATTGAGATAAAGGATGTAAGCGCTCCTGTCATAAGCGCCACGGTGAGAATCTCCACCTCAGGCGGATGGAAGGAAGTAACCCCTAAAGTCCTTACCCTCGCTGACACTATCGTCATTGAATTTGATCTGGAATTTGATGGCACCCAGATAACCTTTACGCCTTCGATTCTAGAAAACCACTTTAAAGGCCAGTATGCCGTCGAAGTGTCCTTTCTATTAGAAGGGGAATCCCCTTCCGGCAGGATAGAGGCTGTCCGGCATACGCAGTACGTAAGCCAGATAACTGGCAACGAAAACCCCACGGATGCGGCTGTCTACCGTTCAATGCTGTGCCTCGCGGCAGGGAATGTCGTTAACTTCTCCCCGCCTGATGCACTCTCTGGCTGGCGCGCCGATGACGTGGAAGTCTTCATTGAAGGCGGCAAAGGGATTAAGCGGCTTCTAAACTTCAAAGACTCGATGCTTGTCTTTAAAGAGCGCACCCTCTACGGCTTTTCTGGAAACTCTCTTAATAACCCCACGGTAACCCGGATCGCTGATATCGGAACCACCCAGGCGGACAGCGTTGTGCCGTTTGAAAACCAGGTACTATTTATCTCAGGCGAAAACGTGATCCTGTATGACGGCGTAACGACCGCCGTGGTAAGCGGTCATATCGCCAAAGAGCTTAAAGGAAAATTCGCAACCCCCTCATGCGCCGCCTTCTGTCAGAAGGGGAGTTACCTTCTATTAGCAAGCGGCAACGGCTACCTGTTTGTCCCTTCCACGTTACGTAAAAACTCAGCCGGGGACTTTCTTGTCTCGGTCTTTAAATTCACCAACCACGCATTCCAAGGCCTAAGTGTAAGAAACGACACAAACGAACTAGCCGCATGGCAGGAGAGCAGTCTTTATACGCTCTTCTCCGGGACTACAGATGCAGGAGATCCAATCCTCATGGAAATGAGGACCAAGCACATGGATTTCGGATACCCGGGGTCCCAGAAGCGGTTTTTCAGATTTAAGCCCATGGGGATAATCCACGGCGAAGCGGAGGGAGAATTCTTAGTCCAGTTTGTCACAGATTCAGTAAGGGCGACCGCGTACTGGATAAAGAAACCTGATCTTACTCGCTATGTAAGCCTTCCCTATGAGACTGACGGCGAGGCGCTGCAAGTAAGGATTTCTTCATACTCCGACAAAGGGGCGCGGCTCTCAGGCTTCGCGCTTGGCATAAAAGAAGGAACATTTTAGATGCTAAAAAAACGCCCTGAAGCCTTTGGCGAAAGTACCCAGGAATTTGAGGATGATCCGTTTCGCTCCCTAGTAGGCTCCTCGCTCGCCGTAAACAGCTCACTCCCCGATGAAGCCTACGGACCCTACACTCCCTTTGTCTTTGATGAAGCAAATATCGTTCATGATTCCCGCACAGCAAGGGAGAGAGCCAGGGCAAGAAGGAACGCTTCCCAGGAAGCGGATGCCAGCGGAGCGCCGGACGGCTTTACTACTACTCCTTCGCCTACGACGGTAGCAAAACCGCAAACCCTCCCTAACGGACAGCCTAAAAAAACAACTGCCGAGCTTATCACCATCATAAAAGCGAATCCTGAAAGCCTTACTATCGGAGACATCGATTTCTCCGATGCCGAGCAGGTGGACGCGGTAATCGCAGAGCTTAAACAGGCGATGCAGAACCGGTCCGGGGAACTGCGCTATGAGACCGTGCTTCCTGGGGACAGCAAAGGAAGAGCGCCGGGCATCTACGATTCCGCCACTGGAAAGCTTATCCAGGCCTATGACGACACCTCCGACTTAGAAGCGCAGAACGCCAGCATAACCTCCAAGCTTTCCACCCTTTCAGGAAGCCCATCCGCTGATTACATGGATGCGCTTACAAAGATGAAGGATGCGCAGACCGACGTCACAGGGGGGATCACCAGCGATGATACACAGGCAGGGTATGAGCGCTTAGATGAGCTTTCCGGCTCCGACTACCGGGACAGAATGGCAACGCTTTCAAGCGCCGTGGATACGGGAATTTCCGGGCAGGAAGGGCTTACCGATGAGGAGAGGGCGCTCTATCAGAGGGCAGGGGATAAGTCAGTCGCCTCGGAACTGGCACAGGCGCAAAGAACCCTTAATAGCATCCGCTCCTCCACAGGCTCGACGATGGCCTACCTTGCCGCCGCCGATGAAGTGCGCTCGAAAATAAGCGATCTGCGGACCCAGAATGAAGTAGGGCTATTAAACGCGGAAATGGCGCGGAAAGAAAAGAACTACCAGAATAAGGCTGAAAGCTATTACAGCCTCTTAGAGCAAGGAAGAATAAGCCTTGCAGAGTATGAGGAGGGCTTACGAGCCGAGCGCTTTAACGCGTTCCAGGCATCAGCGGCAACTTTAAGTCAGATAGCATCCCGGGATTCCTCCCAGATTCAGCACTTAACAGAGCTTGCTGATGTCATCTACGCCCAGATAACCGCCATGGAAGTAAAGAACAAGGGAGCCTACCAGAAATGGATAGACTTAGCGAATCAGGAAGTATCCCCGATACGCAATCTGCTTGATGCGATCATCGCGCAGGATGCCCTTGTGACAAGCCGCTAAGGAATAAAGGAATACCTAAGATGTCATTATTTAGAACTTCGCTGACAGGCGGACAGAAAGACAGTGATTTATTCAGCTCGCTTGCGTCCAGCCAGGACGCGCTCATAAAGGCGCGGAACGAGAGGACATTGCGGGAAGAAACGGAGGCAAAGGAAGCAAAACAAGTTAAAGGCGGTTTTGCTTCAGGGGCAGGCGGCGCTTTAGGCGCGTTAGGCGGCCTTGCGTCGGTTATCCCAGGAGGGCAGGTCATCGGCGCTGGCCTTGGCGTACTCGGGGCGATAGTAAGCCTTTTCAAATGAGGGAGTAATGGGACTTTTTGATTCAAACAACGCATCTTTGCAGATGCTAATAGGCGCTCGCCAGAAGAAGAAAGAGGATATGCGCGCAGAAGAAGCGCTTGCGATGCAAAAGCGCCAGAATATTTTCGGCAATATTACAGGGGCGCTTCAGAGCGCCGGGAGCCTTGCGAAAGCGGGCTTTGATGTCTACGACACTCTAAAGCTTGCCCCTAAGCGGGAAGAGAGCGCCCACAAGAACGCCCTGGAACTTGTGCAGAGGGAGCATGAAAACCGTTCGGCTGAAGCCGCTTCAGAACGAGTGTGGACTTCCGAGGAAAAGCGGCTTGATCGGGCGCAGGAATGGGGCTTAACCGCGTTCAAGGAAAGCAAGCTTGATTCCCGGCTTCAAACGGAATTCTGGAATGACATTAACGCCATGCGGGAAAAGGGTTCCATTGACCTCACCTACCTTAAAGAAAAGTACGGCTATGACGAAGCCCTGCAAGAGAACGCCCAAGTCCATGAGAAGGCCATGCAGGATGATACGCAAGAATGGCAATCTGAAGAGAAGAAACTTGACCGGGTACAGGAGTGGGGGCTTACCTCGTTTAAAGAGAATAAACTTGATTCCAGGACTGCCAGTCAGTTACTTAATGACATCGCGCTCATGCGGGAAAAGGGTGTTATTGACGGTGAGCTATTACAGACAAAATACAACTTCGATCTTTCCCTTTTAGATGACACCCAGGCGCATGAAGCGGCGATGCAGGATGACGCGCAGGACTTCGAAGAGAACCAGGCGCGCTTAAACAGAGTCCAGGAATGGGGATTAACCTCGTTTAAAGAAAGCAAGCTGGACTCCCGCATGGCGCAGGAGCTTTTAAACGATATCGCCGTAATGAAAGAAAAGGGTGTCATTGATGCGGAGCTTCTAAAAACCAAATACGGCTTTGACGAAGCCCTTTTAAATGACACCCAGGCGCATGAGAGCGCCTTGCAGGATGACCAGCAGGAATTTGAGGGAAGCCAGCGTGATACTGAACTCACCTTCACAAAGGAGCAGAACCAGCTGGACAGGGATCAGGAAATGGCGTTGGAGAAATTTAGAGCCTCATCGCAGGATGCACGGCTTGAACAGGAATTTCTTCACGATCTTTCCATGATGAGAGAAAAGGGCGCGATAGATTTTGCCGCCCTCGATAAGAAATACAGCCTTGATCTTGCCCTGCAAGAAAACCAGCAGGGCTATGAAGCGAGGGAGGCGGACAAGGACCGCCGGAATCGAATCGATGTAGCCGGGATTGAGGCCGCAGGACAGCAAGCCATCACTACCATGAGGGGCAAGCAGGATACCGAAGGGGCTATAGACAGCGTGTACGCCTCTTCTTCCAGCGCTTATACCACCGCCATCGATTCGGCAAGCGCGAGCCTTGCGGCGACAAGCGGAAAGGCGAATCCCTCCCCCGCCCTCATTAACGCCGAAGCTTCCAAATTCCTTTTCATGGATTACACCGGGTTCGCTGCTTCGGGAAAAACCGATCTTGCCGAAAACGCCAAGCGCGCCTTCGAAATGATAAACGGTCCCGGCTCCCTGGAACGCTACTCTCTCAATCCCTCTGCCGCGTCAAGCGATACAAAGGCGATGGGGACGACAAACTTAGGCGTACTAGGGGGCAATGCCAACGCCGCCCCGCCGCCAGCGCCGTACGCTTCCTGGGAGGAGTATATGAATGATCTAGCCTTAGGCAGAGTGCGGCAACCGGATAGCTCAAATCCTGAAAACCGGGGCGTTAAAAACTTCACTGGCGGCGCACGGTGACCTATCAGGAGTACATGACTCAGCGGGGGAAATATGGGAGAAAGTCTTCCGTATCCCCGGAGACGAAGGCCTACGTGGAGTGGTCCAGGACCAAGCGCGAAGAGGATGAGAAGCGCCATACTCCTGTAGAATGGGCGCTAAACCTTCTGTCCATCGGGAATAATATCAGCGCGAATACTACTGAAAACGTCATGCAGTCTTTCAGAGGCCAGAAGGTCCCTTTCACCGAGTACATGAAAGACATCCTTACAAGCTTCACTCCGGAAGGAGAGAAAAGTTTTCGAAAAGTCTTCTGGGGCGACGAGGAAGATGCCTCCTATAAAGGCATGTTCGGAGAGGGGGGAGTAAAGGGAGGATCTCCTACTTTCGGCAATAAAGCCTTCAGGTGGGCGACAGGCACCCTTGCCGATATTGTCTTAGACCCTGCGAACTATGTCAGCTTCGGGGCGACTAACGCCGCCAAGGCCGCTGCCAGCGCAAGCGCAGAAATGCGGATGATCGCCAGAGTCGCGAATCCGGTCATTGATCTAAAGTTATTCCGTGAAGGCTTTGACAAGGACTTTTTAGAAAAGCTGCGCAAGGCCGGAAAGTCGAAAGAGGCTTTAGAATACGCCCGGAAATGGGCAAAAGACGGAACCTTCGCCAAGGAATACTCGCGCTATTACAACGAGGCGCTTAGAAAATCAAAGGACGAACTAATAGGGGATTTCCTAAAAGCCCTCGATGACAAGCCCTATAACCCGCAAGGGGAGCTGGTGAATGCCCGGATTAAAGGCTGGAAAGACACCTATGACAGGGCGCTTTCAGACAGAATCGAAACGCTTACGAAAAAAGGCACCTATTCCCGGTATGCGCACAATAAGGGAGCATCTTCGGAGCGAAGTCTTTCCACGGTAGTCGGCAACGAGTCGGAAACTTTACGCATGCTCCTTATCGAGAAAACCAAAGCAAAGCAGGAATTCCTGCGCGAACATGCAAGCCAGATAGAGGATGCCGCGCAACGCGTGGTAAGGGCAAAGCTCTCTGGTGAAAAGGATATCCTTTCAGGCATTAAAAACTCAAGAATTAGGGAATTGTTCTCCGGCGAAAAAGGCCTTCTGTCGCACTTAGAATCCTCGGACCTTTATTCAAAGATTGATCTCAGGCAATGGGATAATCCTTTTTCCGTTCTCGACCATGCGGGGGAGTCAGCTTTCAAGCTCTTCAGAAAGGAATTGAACACATCCACCCATGAGGGCTTTAACTCCGCGATGAAGCAGTGGGATGCCTTTAAAACTGCGCTTGGCAGTAAACAAGCGGTCTTAAGCAAAAAAGGGACCACCTACTCCGATGCCTGGTGGTCCTTGATGAATAATTCTCCCATCGGCAGGGTTCGAAGGCTTTTAGGCTTCTCCAATCCCTATGAGACCATGCTTAAAATTAAAGCTCGTGACGCATCGGAGGCAGCGCAGTACTCAATCCAGAAGTCGGTAAAAGACATCAAAGAGAAGCTTTCAGAATTCACCGATGAGGATAAGCGAGAGTATGTCTACCTAAAGAGCTTAAAAGAGAAAATAGGCCAGCGGTTAAAGTTTAAGGACATGGATTTTCCTACCTTCATCCGGGCGGCGGCTGAGAAGGTGAAGGCCGTCACAGGAGAGAGCATTGACCTGTCGGATGAGAATATTGAAGCCCTTTCGCGCCTTGATGCTGAAGTAGGAAGCGTCTTTGGAGGCTTAAAACAGGCAGAAGACGTATGGGCTTCCTTAGGCTACAGCGATGAGATACGCGCGCTTCCTGACTATCTTACCTTTGTCTCCCAAGGCTCAATTCCTAGCCCGGCGGGTCCGGGACGGAAGATAGGCACATCTTCCCAGGCTTTTACGAAGACAAAGAAGAAGGGGCTATTCAGGTCAATCCAGGCGCAAGCCGGGGCATTGCGCGATATCGTGGACATGCCGGATGACCAGATCGCAGGGCTTTTTGCCGATAATGTCACGTCCACGAATCTGTCTTTGGATGAGATTCTGGCATCGAGGGTGATACAGCACTATAAGCTTTCAAAGCGCGTGGACATGATCGAGGCGTTCAAGCCCTTCGGGATAAAGATCGACGAGATCAGCGTGCCGAGTCAGCACATAGACCCCTTCTCCCGCCCCCACACGAAAGGGGAAGGCTTTATCGCCTACTCCGATGAAGCGGCTAAAGATATCCTTGCCTCTCACCAAGAAGGCCGGATGATGCAAAAGAACATGGCCTTAGGGGAGTATTCATCGCTCCTGGGCCTGGAAGAAGTGGATGATGCCTACTTCTCCGGCTACCTCTTTGATGAGCATGTGGCCTCGATCATCGACAGGACTTTGAAGTTTTCCTCCAATGACCCGGATATCCAGGCACTGCAAAACGCCTTTTCAGGCTTCACTCACCTGTGGAAGACAACCGTGACCTCCAATCCCGGATTCCACCTGCGGAACTTCTATTCGAACATGGTGACCCTCTTCCAGCAACACGGCTTTGACGCAATCGACGCAGAAACCGCGAAGGATGCCGGAATCGCTACCTTAGTGAGCTTAAACGGCATAGAAAAGGCAGCCGCGCAGTTAGGGCTTAAAGAGGAGCTTGTAAGAAAAGCCCTTTCTAAAACCTACGGCGGCCACACCTTAGGCGAGCTTGCCGAATACGCCCGGAAGAAAGGCATCATATCGTTAAGCTTCGGAGGCCGGGATACCAAGGAGGCGGTGGTTGATCTATTAGGGACAGGCAAGCAGAACATCATTGAACGTGTGGGCAAAGCATCCCGGGAAGTCGGGGCGCATATCGAGAGCTTTGCCAAGATGGACTCCTTCCTCATAGGAGCAAAGAAGATGGCGAAGGAAGGCTCCATCTCCCCTTCCATGCTTGAATATGCCAAGAATGAATCGAAAAAATGGTTTATCGATTATGAAGACTTAACCGACTTCGAAAAGAATACGCTAAAAAAGGTATTCCCCTTCTACACCTGGTTAAGGCGCAATATCGCCAATCAAGTGGGGCAAATCACGGCTATCGAGAACTGGCCTACGATGGCGCTCCCCCAAAAGCTTATTAAAAGCGTCGCCGATGATTCCGTGGACATGGAGAAGATGCCCTCCTACATGCGGGAAGAAGGCGCGGTGCCGTTAGGCCGCAATGACGATGACGAAATCATATTCTTGTACCCTCAGCTTCCCATGAACGACCTAAACAAAATTCCTTTCAGGGGAGGCTCAACGTTAAAGGAAGCAGTCGGCAACAGCTTTGATTCCTTTATCTCCACGATGATCGATTCAGCCCATCCGTTTATAAAAGCCGGGCTGTCCCTGTATGACTACGCTCAGAAAGATGATCGGGATAAGCGGACCAAGGAGACTTCAGGCTTTGCCGAGGATATGGCCTTAACCGTGACTGATTCCGTGTTGCGCCTCTTTGGTGAGAAGGCCGCCGAGCGCGGCGAGAACGGTCAGCTCTTGGTTGACAGCAACGTGCTTGAAGCGATCAGGGCAGTAGCCCCGCAAATCAGGACCATAGACCGATTGCTTTCCGGTCCGAAAAGTGTTACAAAAGTATTGAATATAGATACTGATGTATTAATTTCAGAAGTCGGCAAGCAAGCGACAAACGCTGATAAAACGAGAGCATTGTGGAACGCCCTCTCCTTCTATGCGGGAATCAGGGCGACCAACGTAAACGGAAAAGAGGAACGGTATAAGAGGGCGCAAGGTATTTACTACCAGGCCTTAGACGAAAAGACAAAGGCGGAGAAAAAAAGTGCCGGGTATAAATCCCGGTCATTGAATTCAAGGCGGCAGATGGAGAAGACCTTCAGGAGACTTAAGCTTTTGTGAGAACCCTTTCGGACGTTAAGCGAATAAAGCAAATCGAAACTTCCCGGCGGCAGGAATCCGCGATCACAGGCCTTCCCCCCGGCTATATCTTCGGGCTGGACCTGTCTATCAGGGAGGCTGTCGCATATATCTCGCCAGGGGTTGCCTCGATTCGCGGGAAGATCGTAAGCCTTCCTAGCGAAGTTGCCCTGCGAAGCGATTTCTGGCTCACTCCCCGACGACCATCCCAAAGCTATTTCGTGTACTTAAGCGTTTCAGGAGCGCTGTCAGTCGAACGGGTAAGCCCGGTCGTGGAGCCTGGGCAGTATTACCAGAAGAATCCTATCACAGGCGCGCGCTTTCTAGGCGAACTTGTCACGAATGATGAAAGCTCGCTCTTCCGCGTTGTCGCCAGGGACCCGGTCTACATTGGCGCTTCAGCGACCTTCGAGCCGGGGTATAACCCTAAAGACAAGCTTGATTCTATTGGAGGACGGTACGCAACCGCCGAAGGGGATAGATCAAAGCTTGAAGTTTTTCCCGATGCTGAACATGCGCTCAGGGTCCGCCGATGGGACTCCCTTTCATCCTCCTACAAGGACGTGCTGAAAATTCTTGTTGACGGTCAGCATGAGGGGGATGTCGTCATAGGGCGCTACGATGAAGGCTTTAACGGCGCGAAATGGGATGAGTCAGAATCAAAGCTCATCGTGAGGGGCGAAATGTTCCAGGAGGACGGCTCGCCCTATCCCACCCATGACGAGACAAGCCGCTTCATCTATGGCGAGGAAACCCCTTCAGGATCATATAACGCCGGGGATTTCTGGGTTCAGGGCGGCGCAATTTATATCGCGATGCGCGACCGCGGCGAGAATGAAGGAATAGTACAGGATTGGGTATGGTACATACGGCCTAATATCGCGACTGATATCCAATCGACGAACGGCGACAAATTCCGCCCGGGGCAGTCGGTTTCGACAACGCTCATCCCCAGGGTCTTCAAGAACGGCCTTGAAATTACCCCCTCGCTTCCCGATTCAGCCTTCCGCTGGAAACGGCTTTCCTTCTTCCCACAAGTGCCGCCTAACGATGATTTTACTTGGGATCAAAATCACGCGACAGGCTATAGAACAATTGAAGTAACAACTGACAGCATGAACGCCAGGGCTACCTATACCCTGGAAATACTAGAATAGGAGTACAGAAATGGGTGTAGTAAGCACAGGGCAGATAACTCTTTATGACCATAATGACGCGGCTCCTGTCACCGCGATAATCAGCGCTTCCAAGGGACTCACCCAGGTGTATACCAAGGATGAGTCTTCGACTTCGTATAATCCCAACTATGCGTCCACGGCGAACGTCCTGACCGCCTATGTCTATGTGAACGGTGTGAACATCGTAGGAAACCTCTCTAACCGAAAGTGGGGAACTACCTTAGGCAGCACTGATCTAGGAACCAATGTTTCGACAATCAATAAAACGACTAACATTGATCCAGCGAACCCCATTTACAACATTTACTTTGAAGGCGATTACACCGACCCGGTGACCGGGCTTGTAACCCACGTCAACGCGATGCTGTCGCTCAACTGCGTAAAAGCTGGCTCGAACGCTGTTTATGTCCTGGTGCGGGGACAGACGGCGATTGAAAAGGCAGCTTCGGGAGCTAAGAATACCGCGCAGATTTTTGCCGATCTCATGCGCGTCACTGGCGTTGATGACACAAGCGTCACCTACAAATGGTTTGTCTCTCCCTATGCCCCGGAGAATCAGCTGGACGCGAATCACGCGCTTGTCTCTGGCGGCAAGATCACCTTCAAGACCACCGCCGGAGTCGCGGCCACGAATCCCGCCGATGGAACCTGGGCGGATGTGAAGTCCATCGTGATCAGGGAAGACGCGATCACTGACATAGGCTTATTCCAGGTCCAGGCAAAAGACGCTGATAGCAATATCTTCACCGCCAACTTCGTGGTCTATGATGTCTCAGACCCCTATGACGTGAAGGTGAACGCCTCGAACGGTCAGGTGTTCCAGAACGGCAACGGCTCTAAAAACCTGACTTTTGAAGTGTGGTACGGCGGGACGAAAGTAACTGATATTTCCGCTTACACCTTCACCGCCAAGCTCTATGACAAGGAAGGGGCTAAGTCAGGGTTCATCGATACTACCCGGACAAGTGCGGCGAAAGCAGTATCCGCGAATACTGCGGGGATTACTGGCAACGTGACCCATGCCGCGCTCTCTTCAGCGCTCGTAGCTGGCGATGTAATTAGGCTTATTTCAGCGGACGGTCTCACGATCAAATCCTATGAAGTCGGCTCTGGCTCGACTACGACCACCACGGTGCTTCGCTCGCCTGTCAACGGCTTTTCTTCCAGCGCCCCTACCGCCAATCAGTTTGCTGGCGGCAAGATGTGGGTCTATGCCGGGAACGGCGCGACAGCCGGGCAGAAGACGACAACCGGGACTGCGGCGCTTGCGGTGACTGGCGATGACATTGACGGCATGGGTGTGATCTATGTCGATGCGAATAACCCTAACTACTAGGCAGTGATTCTGTGGGCGTAGTCGGCGTTGGGAGCATAACCCTCTATGATCAGAATGATTCTCCTGTAGCGGTTCTCTCTAACGAGGCTCATCCTGTTCCCTGCAACTCAGACGGCGCTAGCCCTGACCTCTCTGGGGCGGTTTCGACACTCTCAATCCTCTTAGGCAACGATGATATTTCCAGCTTCTATTCGGTGTCAGTGACCGCTTCAAGCGGGATCACAGGCTCGCTGTCAGTCAGGACCTACACAGTCACAGGCATGACTGCCGATACTGGCTCTGTCGATTTCACCGCAACCAGGGCAGGGTGGCCGACATTCACAAAGCGCTTCAGCCTGGCAAAACAAAAGCAAGGACTCCCGGGTGCGCAAGGAGTCGATGCCCCAAAATGCCTAGGGCTTTTCCCCTATGCTGACAGAGCTTCGCTTCTGGGGATGGAGAATGGAAGCCTTGCTGTCTTTTATTCTGCCGATGTATCTGAGCGCGGAATTTATCAATACAGCGCTTTGATCTGGAACAAGCTGCCTAGCCCGACTCCTGATCAGATCGCTAGGACCTGGCTGTATGTTCTTGATGCCGTGCAACGCGGTTACGGAATATCAAGCCACTATATTGGCGGCTCTACTTCGTTCGAAACCCTTATGGTGAAGTTTCTTTACTTGCTAAAAATGAAGCTGGAAAGCACAGGAGCGATCTTTTCCGGGGGGTATGATGAATATGGCAATAATCCCGGCGGTGGAGCAGGAGCATACATTGGCGGCGATGGGAGATTCTTCGGCGTAGGGGCATCATTCAATAGCGCCGATATACTCTCACTCAATGCCAACCTAATTAAAACTATTGTCTCCTACGAAGGTTCCTGGGTTGATAGCGGCACCTGGGGCGGTGAAACCGCGTTTATACTTAGTCCTCTATCAGGAAAGGCTGACGGCCAGTTATTTTCAACTCCGCTTATGGATGGAGGTGCCCTTATCGTTGGGCGCGCGTATGCCTCCTGGTGTTCCGCGACCGTGTTTGATTCGTCAGGGAATGAAGTCAGTAGTAGCATCTATGCTTGGGAAAATATTGGGCCTGTATGTTGCTTTAATAGCGGAAGAGTGCTCTTATGTGACGCAGTTAATTCTAGCATTGTCAGATTTACCAGGGAAACGAACGGCGTTTGGGCGCAAATCCAAACAATAACTGCACCCGGCTATATTGATGCCATCGGCATGTGCGCTATATCGAATACCACGGCGCTCGTCGTTATTGAAAGTAATGGAATTTTTTACGAACTGATTGTGAATGAAGATGGTTCGTATTCCAGTTTTACCCAAATTGGTAGCGATAATACATATAACTATCATATCGCGCTTGTCAGGCGGGATTCCGGCGAAGTGGTAATGATTTATAGTCGAACGAGCGACCATTACGCGATCGCCGCTACAAGGAGTCCTTCAGGTTCATGGAGCGCATTTTCCGTTCTTGTCGCTGATAACGTTCTTGTCAGCGCTCTAGCGAAAAGACCTGATAAGAGTCTCTGCTACTATTTCGTAGTAAATGGAAACCCGAGAAACCTGTACTCCAAAAAAATGGATTCCTCAGGTTCATGGGGTTCAAACTCCCACTTATGGGCTGTCGGATCAGGAAGTGCGCCGGATATTGCGGCATCGGTCCTAGGCAACGGTAAAACCTTGCTTTCCTATGTAATAGCTTCTGGCTCCGATAAGTATTTCAGGTATAAGCGTGACAACTCGTATTTTTCTTCAATACCTATCGGAAACTTTCAGACTACCGTCGGTGCTGGCATCGTCGAAGTCGGGCAGAACTCTAATGGCACGTACATAAAATTTAGTGATGGAACACTAATTCAATACCAGCAAGTGACTACTACCATTCCAGCTTCCTCGGGTCCAAGTGGCGGGATTGTTTTTCAGTATGATTTTGCCATCCCATTTGTTAGTAGTAAGCCATGCCTTACCATCTCCGGCTCCGAGGGTGGCCCACCTCCAGGAGGAGCAAGATTTGAGGTCTATTCTATTGGCGCTGAAACAACTAAATGGGGCTGTGCAATATCAAGCAATTGGACATCAACGCTCTATATTGAAATCAAAATGATGGCTGTCGGTAGGTGGAAGTAATGAAAATTAAATACAGCCCAATTAAATGGAATGAATACGCTAACATTGATGCTTCACCCGATACCGAGATAATCCCTTTTGATAAAAATTCAGTTTGTATAGACGGAAAGGCTTTTGAATTTGATGAGCTTTCTGTTGAATTTCCAGAAATAAGGACGCAGACAGGAGAAAAAATTCTTGAGGCGCACCGCGAAGATGGTGAGCTTTTCCTTACTGTCAGGCGTTTTTACACGCGAATATGCCAACCCTGGGACACCGGAGGCTACCATGAAATTGTCTGGTAAGACCCGATTGCAAATTGAAGAAGAACGGACAATTGCACTTGCTAATACTCTGCGAATGGAACGTGATAGTAAAATAAAGGCGATCCAGTGGCGGCGGGACAGGCATAATGATGAACTTGCCTTAGGGCTGCCGCCTACAGAGCCGCTTGAACCTATCCTAATCTATATCCAAGAATTGCGTGCTGTCCCTCAGCAAATAGGATTCCCTGAAAACATCATCTGGCCTTTGGAACCGAAATGAATAGCAGTGTATCAATGATAGTTGGTATCGCGTCACTCCTAGGAACGCTCATCGTCATTGAGCGATTCCGCATCGAAAAACGAACAACGGCAATGAATGACGGCAAGCGGGAACAGGCAAATACACAACTTCGGGAAGACATAACCGACCTTAAAAAGCGGGTATCTATTCTTGAAGACAAGTTCAACGCAAGCAATATCGACTTAACCGAGATCAAGCGGGATATGAAGTACGTGCTGGAAGGCTTAGGGAAGATCGAGAAGAAGCTTGACCGGGAATGCGCATGAGCCGGAAGATTGCTGATCTGCAAGAGCCGTTCCGCACAAAGGTGGCAGTTTTTTATACCGCTTTAAATACTGAAACTTGCTTAAAAAGGCTAGGGATAGCCAGGTTCCTCATCGTGGAAACTAAGCGGGATATCGATGTTCACTTAGCCTACGCTTCCAGGCTCATGGCGAAGTATGCCGCTATTGAGTACCGCATAATGGCTATCGATTTCGTCAAAGCCATGTATAAGCGTGCAGGACTCTATGCCATCGGGGACAGGGAAGCCCTGACTCCTAACACCTGGACGATGAAAAGCAAGCACTTGGAAGGCCTGGCTATCGATATCGTCCCTTCAAAGGATGGGGTCAACTTCTGGTGGGCGCCCCCTTCCTGGCCTGGGTGGGAGATCATGGCTGAAATTGCGGTAGCCCACAGGATTGAGCCGGGATCACGCTGGAAGGGGCGTAGAGACTGCCCCCACTTCGAAGAGAAGGCCGCATGAAGCAAGTACGCAAGTCCGAATCGTGGAGAACCGGGATCATCATCCTTACCGGGTTGTACCTCGTGACCCTCTACACTTCCCCCGAAACCCTTAGCATCGTAGGCGGTCCTATCGTGTATGCGATCAGCTTCGCCACAGTCGGGTACATCGGCGGGAATGTCGCTGACAATGCCTTAAAGGGGCGTTTTTACCGCCCTGAACTTGATAGAGAGATGGAATGTGGAGAAAAATACCCTTCGTAATGTTGTTTTTGCTTTCATCGTTGGCGTTGTCCTGGGGGGAGGCACGGCCTTTGGCTACTACTCAGGACTCCTTAGGAACCAACGAAGTATCTACAATGACACCCTCGGAGCTTTGGCAGAAAGCAGACGAGTCGCTGAAGATTATCGAAGAGAGCTTGATAGCGCAAGGCGAGCCAGTGGAGAGCTTGTCGAAGAGCTTGCCCGAACTCTACCAGAAATCTCAAGAATTGCAGGAGAGCGTGAACGCGCTCTCACAGCGGTTAGAGTCCTTAGAAGAATATTTGATAGACTTAGAAAAGAATATGGCCAAGTTTCAAGGTATAAGAAAAATATCCATAATTGATCAATTATTTCTTAAGTTAACTATTATATTGAATATATTTATTTCAATTATACTATTTCAATCTCATTTTTGATACATAAGTGTTTTGTATTTTTAAATTGTATGCGGCTAACCTACCTACCTAAAGTGTTATTTATATTATCAATGGTTATTATACTTTTACGTGATTTTTTCACGTTTATTACCATTTATTAGTACTTTTTCTTATTGACAAACCACACAGGCGTGTTATATTTACATTATGCTAATCAGATTCGTTGTTAATGGGCTGTATTCTTTCGGAGAAGAACGAGAGTTTAATATGATTCCCAGCCCTCGATATACACGGCTAGACAATCATAAGTATACGAAGAATGGGTTTTCTCTTTTAAAAATGGCAGCAGTTTATGGCGCCAATAGCGCTGGAAAATCTAACTTAATCAAGGCAATATCTTTATTAAAATCGCTTGTAATCAAAGAATCTATTCCGGTAAGTTTTTCTTCAAAACTTTTTCGCTTTCGTGCTACAGAAAAAGAAAATGCCGTAATGGTGGTAGAATTTATTAACAATGGCATCCCTTTTTATTATGGTGTTGAATTAAATAGCAACCGAATAATTACTGAAGAGCTATATAAATCAGGATTAGGCAAAAAGAAGGATGTATTAATTTTTGAAAGGAAGACTGATTCAAAAAATAAAACAAAACTATCTTTTTTTAAATCCTTCGAAGAAAACAAGGAAGGGAAAGTCCTTATAAGTGTTATCGAGAAAAATCTATCACAGCCAAACAAAACTATGCTTAAATTTCTTGCTGGATTAAAAAATCCGCAATTAGGAGATATATCATCTGCATATAGTTGGTTTTCTAGTAAACTGAATATTTTGACTCCTGATTCAAAACCAATTGCCCTTACACATTTAATTGATGTTGATGATGATTTTCACAAATATGCAGAAGATATCCTTTGTGCTTTTAATGTTGGGGTTTGTTCAATGAAAGCAGAAAAAATCCCACTTAAAGAATACCATAATATTCAAAATTCTACTGATTTGGCCTCTATTGTTGAAAAAATAAAGAGCAACCCCAAGGGATTGCTTACTCTGCGAACACGACGTGGTGAAGAAATTCTTTTAGGAGAAGAGAATGGTGAACCTTTTGTAAAAAAACTAACAATACAACATAAAGGCGAGAATGACACTATTCGTGACTTTGATTTAGAAGAAGAATCGGATGGTACAATAAGGTTGCTTGATTTCATTCCTGCCTTTAAGGAGCTAATAACACATGACGTTGTTTATCTTATTGACGAAATAGAGCGAAGCATACATCCATTGTTAATTAAGGAGCTTTTAAAAAAGTTTTCTGATGATAAAAACTCGCTCGGGCAAATTATTTTTACTACACATGAATCAAATTTATTAGATCAAAAAATATTTAGACAAGATGAAATTTGGTTTGTAGAAAAGAACAATGAAGGCAAATCAGATATCTACTCACTAAGTGATTTTAAAGAACATAATACGATTGATATAAGAAAGGGCTATCTCTCTGGAAGGTATGGTTCCATTCCTTTTCTTGGAAATTTGGAAAACTTGAATTGGCATAACTATGATAGTTAAGCATAGATTATTTGAAAGAAGGACCCCATCAAGAGACGCAAAGCTATTTATCATTTGTTGTGAAGGCAACAAAAGAGAACCACAGTACTTCACCTATTTTCAAGAAATTAGTTCCAACATTCGATTAGAGATTATTAAACCAGAAAGTGATAGTAACAATTCACCTACTGGTTTATTTGATCAAGCTGTTCAAGAGTTGTGTTCTGATGAAAGCACCTTTCTTGAGTATGAGCTTACAGAAAATGATGAAGTATGGTTTGTGATTGATACGGATAGTTGGGGAGAAAAAATTCTTGAATTGAGAAAAAGTTGTAGTAAAAAAAATTGGCATGTGGCACAGAGCAATCCCTGCTTTGAAGTATGGCTTTATTATCATAAATTTAAAGAGAAGCCGAATTTTGTAGATATGCACTTATCTGCTGCATGGAAAGAATATATTGACGGTATATTCCCAGGAGGTTTTGATAGTAGAAAGCATCCGATATTCATATATGAAGCAATCACTAATGCTAAAGAAAACTTTATGTCAGAAAACTCAAGTCCACGGTTTTGTTCTACAGAAGTTTGTTTTCTCGCGGAAAAATTTTATCCATATGTAAAGGAAGAAATAAATAGAGCAAGGCAGATGTTATCAGGCACCCAATCAGATTTATTCTGACTATTTCTTGATTGATTCAACTACCTTGGCATCATGAGGGTTGTTCATTGTCTTGTCTTCCTTTGCCTTGCCCTAAACCGGACAAATAGCACTTCAGACGGCAAAAGAAGCAGAATGCTCTATGGCTTTTGCTTAACAATATCCCCATAGAGCAACACTTCACCCAGCCTTCTTTTGAAAAGAAATAACATTTCCAAACACTTCACCAGCTGCCTTATTCAAGGTTTTCAGTTGCCCTTCAAGCTCGTGATTAGCATAGTGTTCCAGCATTTCGGTAGTCGCATGTCCTGTAGCGTGCTGAACAATCCTCGCATCCAGCTTCGCCGCTAACTGTGCAGTGAAGTAGTGTCTCCACGAATGGAAGCAAAGGCCTCGTTTCTTGCGTTCCTCCTCGGTGATTCCGATTTTCTCCAAAGCGGCATAGAACTCATCAAGAAAAATATTACCCACCATCGGCTTATCATGCAAAAGGCCATAGAAGATAAAGCCATCAGGTCCATGAGGATTCGAGTCAGCCAATGCGAGCAATTCTTCCCGAACCGATGGAATCAGCGGAGCAATCCGTTCCTTTGAGGTTTTAGTGCCTTTAAGTCCATCTTTTACAGACCATGAGTGCCGGACATAAATCCGATCTTCCCCGATATCCTCACGCCGCAGAGCGAGGATTTCTCCCGATCTAAGCCCGGAAGTCATCGACAATTTTGATCCTAACTTTGCTCTTTCATCATTCCATTCAACACAAAAAAGCTTTTGCGCCTCCGATTCTGTAAGTATGCCCCGCTTTTTAGCTTCCCCAGAAAACCGCATTAGTCCTTTTGTAGGGTCTATAGGAATCTCATCATGCAGATATGCCCATTTGATCGGCAAGCATCCGGCGTTCATGATTCCGTTGATCGTTGCATGCGAAATCCGCTTTTTGGGAAGCTCCTTCTTGAACTTCTTTCCCCTATTGCCGCCAACTTGTTTCTCTGCAATCCAGAGAGAAAAATCCCGGATGTGTTTACGTGTAATTTCACCGATTCTAACTTCTGTACCAAAATACTCTTCCCAATAACGAATACGGTGCTGGCAATCGAGCGCATGGTAGCGGCCAATTCTTTGACCGTGCAAAAGCTTATCTTTGATATATGCTGATTTGTCATAATCCCAGAAGTCTTTCTGATACTCAACGAGCCTCGCTGTTGCATCTGAATCAACTATTAGGGCGGCGGTAAGGTATTTAGTTTCTTTTAGTGTTGAGACTATGCGCTCTAAGCTTTCGGTTTTAAGCTTCTTTGAACGAACAACTTTTAGAAATGAACTTACCGCCATCTCTTCCTGTAAAGATTTGGCCTCTTCATCCGGGGTTTGGCTTATCCCATTTCGCTTCCAGTCAGCGATAACGGCATACGCCTCGCTTAATGTCTTTTTTCTGGTTGATCGTTGCTCACCGCGAAGACCTGTTACAGGGTCCCTGAATTGGACGTAATAGACACCGTTTCGAGGGTAAACGGTAAACTCTTGTTCTTGCAT